TGCTGAATCACCAGCTGTTAAATCATCTGCTGCTGAAGATACACCACTTGTAAAATATGTTTTAAATGTTGCAGCACTTGTAACTCGCATTGTGCCACCATCATTGTGAATAATACCATCACCATCTGCAATTGCTGTAGTTCCTACTGTAGCTCCACCATCTATAAGATTAAGTTCAGTTCCTGTTGCACTTATGTTAGTTCCACCAATATCTAATGTTGTTACAGAAATTTCTCCTGCAACTGTGACAATTCCATCTGCTAATGTAATTAAATCAGTATCATCAGTATGTCCAATTGTAGCTCCATTAGTAATAACATTATCAACAGTTAAAGTTGTTAAAGTTCCTAATGATGTAATATTTGATTGTGCTGCAGTTGTTACAGTTGCTGCAGTTCCAGAAACATTTCCTGTTACATCACCTGTTAAAGGTCCAGCAAAAGCATCTGCTGTTACTGTCCCATCAAAGTATGCATCTTTAAATTCTAAAGAAGAAGTTCCTAAATCAATATCATTATCTGTTACAGGAGCTAAAGCACCATTAACTAATTTAATTTGATCAGCACCATCAGTTCTAAATAAAATTGTATTATCAGTAGCGAAATCTATATCATTATCTGAATCTCTTCCAACAACTAAACTTGTATTTAATAATGATGATATTGTTGTTTGAGAAGAACCTAAAGCAAAATCTAAAGTATTATCTCCGTCTTCAAATGTAACACTTATGCCTGTTTCAGTATTAGAAGAAACCATTCCTCCAACTGCATCAGTTATAAATTCTGTTAAAGTTGCACCATCAACTGTAATAGCGTCAGCTTCTAAAGTTCCATCAATATCTGCATCACCAGAAATATCTAAACTAGTTGCATCTACTTCACCAGCTACTGTTAATACTCCACTAGTAAGTGTTAATAAATCTGTATCAGATGTATGACCTATAGTTGTGCCATTAATATTAATATTATCAATTACAGCTTGAGTAATTGCACTATTAGTACCAAGTGTTGCTCCATCAATAGATCCAGCATTAATATCAGCTGTATCTGCTACTAAAGCATCTGTTGTAACTGTACCATCAAAATAAGCATCTTTTAACTCAAGAGAGGAAGTTCCTAAGTCAATATCATTGTCGGTAATAGGTACAATAGCACCATCTTGTATTCTTAATTGTTGTACTGCAGAAGAAGATACTTCTACATAAAATTCTAAATGATTATTAGTTGAATCAACTAATACTTTATTTAAACTATCAGCATCTCTGATAGATCCAACAGGACCACCTTCACCCGCAGTTCCATCATGCGTGTGTCCTGTAGTTGCGTTAAATGCAGCTAATACTTGGTTAAACTCATCATTGCTGTGAGCTGCAGTGATAGTATCACCTGTTGTAAAACTGGATTGTCTTGCTGAATAGCCTGCCATTATCTTCTTCCTCCTGGGGTAAATTCTAATTGAAAGCCTTTAACTGAAAATGAGTCTGCACTATTTTGATCATCTATCTGTAATGCTACTGCAAATCCTGAGCCTTCTACTGATTGTCTTACTAATGGAACACCTGATGCATCATATAGTGAACTACCATATTTAGCTGTTCCATATAATCCAGCACCACCTACACTAGGTAATGCTATCTTTGATGGTTGTGGTGTATTTTGGTCATCATAATCATATCTAAGAGCTAGATTTGCATCAATAGATGTTCCCTCACCTTCATAGTTTAGATTAACTCTTTGCATATATTTTCTTAGACCTGGATCTCCCATCACCATATCTGGGGATCTATATACTGCTTGTATTGTAGCTGTAGTTGAACCTGTTGCAAAAGTATTACCTGTTTCCATTTTATATATAAAACCATCATAACCACCAAATACTTGTGTTTCAACATTACTAATAAAATCTGAATCTGTACAAGCTGGTTTGATTCCTACCATATCTGCATATTCAAATCCAATAGATCCTCTATTAGGATTACTTTTCAATACACCTATAATACCTTTTGATGATAATTGTCCTGTAGCATTTACTGGATAAAATAATCTATATTGTGATTTATTTCTAATAACTACAGAGGATATTCTATCTAACGTTACCTCATCAATTCTAGATTGTATCTGTCTAGATATAGATCCAAGTTCAACGTCACCAATTCTTGCCGTACCTGCAATAGTTCTTAAACCATCTGGTGCTAAAAATATAACGTCACCACCAATCTCTTGAATACTACCACCATCTCTACATCCAATATTTCTTGTAACTTCTTGTACAGCAAATGTACTTCTTGTGAGTTAGTTGCACCAGCATAAAACATATGGTTTTGAAATGCTTTTACAAATTTAGGATTAGATGGAGCTGTTCCACCACCTGTTGCATTTACTACATCAACTGCAAAACTACTATTAATAATCTGTGCAGGTGAATGTCCTGTTGCAATAACTAATTTATCAGTACCATTAAAATTAAACTTTTCAAAATCATAAGCTCTAGTAGAAGTTCCAAGTCCTGTAGTTAAACTAGTAAAACTACCAGAAGTAGTGCCTCTATGTATATCACCACCTCTAGCAACTATTATTTGACCATTAAATATTATTGAACAATCTACTGTTAAACTAGAATTACTAGATCCCTCTGGAACAATTGTACTATTATATAA